GGTGTTTAACCCGCAAGCGGTGAAGGCTGCGGTGAACGGTAACCGCATGACGGGGTTGATTCCTCGCGGCATGGTGGGGTGCCGTGAGCAGGGCATGGATGGTTTAGCGATTGTGGCGGGCCTTGACCCGGCTACGGCGGGGCACACTGCCGCGGTGGTGGTGGGTTTGGATGTTGCCACGCAGAAACGTTACGTGCTGGATGTGTTCAATAAGCCTGGTGTGACACCGGAGGCTATGCGGGACATGATCCGTGATTGGACGGTGAAGTACGGGATTGTGGAGTGGCGGATTGAACGTAACGGTTTCCAGGGTTTCTTGGTGCATGACCGTGAGATTAACGAGTTTTGTGCGTCTCGTGGCACGGTGATCCGCCCGCATTTCACGGGCATGAATAAGCATGACGCTGATTTCGGTGTCGCCTCTATGACGACCCTGTTTACGGGTTGGGAGGATAAGAACCAGCTGATTGAGTTGCCTTCGACGCATGGCAGTGAGGGTGCGAAGGCGTTGATGGAGCAACTGGTGACGTGGGCACCGGAGCTACCGAAGTCCACGAAGACGGACATTGTGATGGCGTTGTGGTTCGCGGAGTTGGCGTGCCGGGATCGGGTGATGATGGCTCACTCGTATATGCGCACCCATGTGTCGAACCCGTTTTTGACGCCGTGGGATAGGCAGCGTCAAACCACAGTGAATCTTGTGGAAATGGAAGCGCAGAGGGCTTGGAAACCTGTTGGCGCGTAACTGGAGGTAAGTGTGTATCCGTATCCGGATAACGCGGAGCGCGTCGGTTATGACGACGGTATGCCCCGGCAGTCGTTGAAAGAGCTGCGTGGCCTGTATAACCGCATGAAGTCCCGGTATGGGGACAGGGATCAGCGCATGCAGGCGGTTTTGGCGGTGCGTCAGGGTCGCATGCGGGACGTGTACCCGGATTTGTTCCCGGAGGGTCCGTTCGACCGCGGCATTGTTGCGAACATGGTGGATGTTGCGGCCCGTGACTTGGCGGAAGTGCTGGCTCCGTTGCCGTCGTTTAACTGCGCGAGCAGCAAGATGGTGTCGGATACGGCGCGGGAGTTCGCGGAGAAGCGCACCCGCATCGTGAACGGCTATTTGTCGTTTAGTGATGTGCAGCGGCAGATGTATAACGCCGCTGACCGGTATTTCACGTACGGGTTTGTGCCCGCGATGGTGGAAGTGGACGCTGATGAGCGTATGCCACGGATCACGTTCATGGATTCGATTGGCACATACCCCGTGTTTGACCGGTGGAAGCGTGTCAGTGGCGCGTTTTTCGCGTTCTATAAAACTCGTGACGAACTGTTGGCGATGTACCCGGATGCCGCATCGAAGCTGGGTATGCCCACGTCAGGTAGTGAACTGATTGAGGTTGTGCGCTATCACGACCGTTTCGCTGACACGTTGTTTGTCCCGAACAAGGACGGCCTCGTGCTGGATTCCACCCGCAACCCTGTCGGGGAGTGCCTGGTGGAGTTCGTGGCGCGTCCCGGTGTGGATGAGGACATGCACGGGCAGTTCGATGACGTGCTGGCGGTGCAGGTTGCTAAGGCACGCTTCGCGTTGTTGAGCTTGGAGGCGGCACAGAAAGCAGTGCAGGCACCTATCGTGTTGCCGCCCGATGCGCAAGAACTTGCGTTGGGGCCGGATTCGGTGCTGCGTACCGCGAACGGTGAGAAGGTTCGCCGCGTCCCGATAGAGGTTCCGTCGTCTGCGTTCGCGCAGCAGGGCATTTTGGATGAGGAACTGCGGCAAGGGTCGCGTTACCCGGACGCCCGCAACGGCAGCATTGATTCGTCCGTGGTCACCGGTCGCGGCGTGCAGGCTCTCATGTCGGGGTTTGATACACAGATTCGTACCGGTCAAGCAATGTTCGCTAAGGCACTGGAGAACCTTGTTGCCAAAGCGTTCATGATGGACGAGAAGCTGTTCGGGTCGGACACGAAGACGCTGCGCGGTAACGCGGACGGGACACCGTACGAGATTCGCTACCGCCCCGAGCGGGACATTAAAGGCGACCACACGGTTGACGTGCAGTACGGCCTCATGGCTGGCCTTGACCCGAACCGTGCGCTGGTGTTCGGTTTGCAGGCCCGCGGTGACCGGTTGATTAGTCGTGATTTCCTTCGGCGGCAGATGCCGTTCGCGTTGAACGCTACCGAGGAAGAACAGCGCGTCGATATGGAAGAAATGCGTGACGCTTTAAAGCAGGCGGTGGCTGGGTATGCGCAAGCGATACCAGTGTTGGCGCAAAACGGGCAAGACCCGGGCGACATTCTTTCCCGCCTGAGCGAAATCATTCTCGGTCGTCAAAAGGGCGAACCCATTGAGGAAGTGGTGTCGCGGGCATTTGCGCCGGAGGAACCACCCACACCGCCAGGGGTTGAGCCGCTTGGTGCGGACGCCGCAGGGATGGTCGGTGCCCCTGGCGAGGCTCCCCCTGGCGGTGGCGGGCCTAACTTGGAGGGCTTGTCGTCGTCCGGGTTGATGCGTGGTGTCGCCCCCGGTCAAGCAGGTATGGCTGCCGGTGGGCGTCCTGACTTGCAAATGCTTTTGGCGGGTTTGACTTCTAGCGGTGGAGCGAACCTGCAAGCGAACATTTCCCGACGCATGCCCGTCTAGGAGGACTGTATGTGCGTGTCGTGTGGCTGCTGGTACAGCGGCAGCGAATCAGAACCCGGTCACCCCGAGGACGCATCTGTGATGCCGAAGGTGCCCGTCAGTAAAGCCGACCTTGGGTCGGGTAAATCCAACAAGTAGGAGGAAACAAGATGCCGCAACCCAATCAGGGCAAGCCCGCATCTGGTGCCCCCACCGCGGAGCCGATCCACGACAAGGGCGGCAGCAGCAGCAAGGGTGACGTTCATTTCGGTCACATGCCCGGTGGCACCAAAGGCAGCAAGTAACACACCATCAATCACGGAAAGGAAGTCGAATGAAAGGCTTGTCGCAAGACTTGTCACTGCATCTAATGTGGCAGGACATTCGGCTCAGTTTCGTGGCGGAAGGAATGTCGTGGCGTCCCGACGTTGCCGCGGACATGACGAACCGTATGCACGAGGCGTGGCATAACACGCTGCTGGAGTTGCACCGGTTCGGGATGCTCGCCACCGATGACGACGATGACGACGAAACAGACGAGTTCGGGCCGACACGTTCCAGTGAACTGATCGACCCGTTCACGTATCAAGTGCAAGAAGACCAGGAGGGGCAGGATGGCTGAACAGCATGGCGGGGCGAGGACGCCCCGTAACCCTGCACCAGTGTCCGGCCCCGGGCAGCTGTCACGCCGAACTGACGGCGGACCACAGCAGACCACCGTTCCCATGACGGGGATGGCGTATGGGGAGAACGCTGACTTCAATGACATGCAGTCGGCGGCTCCTATGGCGGCGGCACCATCGGTGTCCAATACGAGAACGCGGAACGACAGTCCCACCGGACAGCGTGCCGCCGCCACTCCCCTGTTTTCTCCGACGCAACGTCCGGACGAGCCGGTGACGGCGGGCGCACCATTCGGTCCTGGCCCCGGACCGTCTCCGTCAATGAATCAGCAACCTATGCGCGTACCTATTTCCGAAACACTACGAAAATTGACGCAGGTAACTGGTGATCCGTCGGTTCAAGCGATCAGTGAAGTGTTGATGCGGCGGGGTCTGTGAGCGTTCCTTACGGCGAACCACCGAATCAGCGGCGCACGGCGGACGAGGATACGCCTCCTGACAATTTTGGTTTCGGCAACAGGGTTGTGAACCTGCGGCCAGAGTTTGATTTTAGCCCCGAACAGGCAACGAAGCGGGAAATATCGCGGCAACTAGATGCTGCCGACTCTTACCGTGAACTGAATCGTGCCGCTGAACGGGAAACACCTGGCGGTGTTCCGCAGTACGCGATTGATATGGGTCTGGCGCAGCCAAAACGACTGGAGCAGTCGTGGTTTCAGAAGCAAGCCAGTAGTGTCTTAGAGCGGGAACGCAAGCGACGCCAAGTCCCTGACGGGTTTGACTCCTTCCCATCAGTACAGCAGGCCCTTGACTATTTCCAGGCCGAAAACATCGACGTGTCAGCCGATGATCTGGAAAACGTCCTGCAATTCGGTGTCTTGAACG